TTTGCAAATATTTACGGTATACAGTCTAAGCAAATCTAAACTATGTTAGATTTCATTTAGATTTCTGTTAATTTGCCATAGTAAGCATGTAAAATCCATTATTTCGCTGAAATATATAATTATTTAGTAATAAAATATCAGGCTATATTAAATAAACCATGTCGAATCAGCCTAACGCTCAAGCAGATAAAATTTATTATGATGTTGTCATCACGAATCTTCAGACGGTTACGAGTCCTCCGCCAGTTCTGTATTTTAATGAGACTCGTAACAGTCCCATCATACATAATCCTGAAGACTACTATCTGAGCATTGTCAGATTTACTTTAGACACTCCGACTCTACCAATATTCATTCCTGAGATTCAACCCAATCAAGGTGACCTCAACCTAACGGTTTATTCGATGACGCTGTCATGGACTGACCCTGCTACGTCAATCACGTATCATCAACTAAATTATGTAAATTTTCAGACGCAAGACAATTCTGCTCCTGTCCCTCTGCCTCCAAATGGATATGCTAATGGGCTGCAGAACAATTCATCAGGATACTATAGCATTTATACGTTTCAGTATTGGATCTATCTCATCAACCTGACATTTACTGCATGTTTCAATGCTCTGGCTGCTCAGTTACCTATAGGAACAGTTTTGCCGACAACTAATGCACCAATTTTGACCTTTGACACTAATTCTCAAATAGCCATCTTAAACTGCGACGTTTTAGGCTATAATTACACGTCAGCCAATTACATACAGATATTTATGAATCCAGCCTTATTTCAGTTGTTTAGTTCATTTCCGTTCACTGTCAATACTCTTGCAGGTACATCATTTAACGAAAATGTTTTGATCCAAACTAACACCTTCGGTGGTGCTAACGAAATCCCATTCCCCCCCATAAATCCCACGTATAATGCTATTCAAGTCGTTCAAGAATATTCGACAATAGCATTATGGTCTCCAATCACTTCCATCGTATTTACAAGCAATACGTTACCCATCGTTCCGACTCAAATCTCAGCACCGTCAGTATTTTTGAACGGCGTCAGTTACAACAATAGCGGTAACAATTCTAACGTGAGCCAAATCATCTCAGACTTCGTGTCTGACAGTGGTTTTTATAAGCCGAATATCGTATACAATCCCTCGGCTCAGTATAGGCTAATTAGCCTTGCGGGTAATCGCCCCATCAGCAATTTAGACATTTCTGTATTTTGGAAGGATCGGATTGGGGTATTACAGCCATTTTTGATTGGCTCAGGTGTAACGGCCACCATAAAGATTTTATTCACGAGGAAGGGGACTCATGGGACAACTAAGCCGTAAATCTTTAGGATTAATTTAGGGAAGTAATTATAATTCAAAAATAAAATAATATTGTCTTAATATAAAATAAAATGTCAGACTTTCGTACCGTACTCATTGAAGATTCGCGCATAGCCGATATTACAGATAAGGAGGTTTTTGGAGTCCAGAGTGGGGCTTCTCAATCTACTTTCCAGCAATTTCAAGCAGTATCTGCATCAAACAGTAGTATTGTTTTCAACGTCCAAATTCCGTCAGAAAATATTGTTATCGACCGACATCTGCTGCTGCAGACGACTCTTAATTTTACAGTACAAATTAATGGGACGACTCAAGGGGCAGCCGGTGTTCCAGCAGGACAACAGGCTTTCCAATATGGTCTGACCGACAGTCTTCAGGCATTCCCACTTAACAGTCTCTTTACGACAGTGCAGTCAACCATTAACAACGTGTCGGTGTCAAGCAATTTGCAAGATATTCTACCCATGATTACTCGCATGAATGACAACCGTATGCTGAGCCGTTACAACAGTCTTACGCCGTCATATGTCGATAACCAGTGGGGACTTTATAGCAATGCCGTCCTAACTAACTCCAACCCTTTAGCAGCATATAACAACAATGGATATGATGAGGACTTCGAACCCCGCGGTGCTTATCCACTCGAATCTATTACCATCTCGCATTATAATGCCGTTACCGCTACAACTGACAACTCGCCAATTTCTGCTGGTACAGCCGATACGTGGACAATTTCCATCGCTGTTCAACTTACTGAACCCTTTTTGGCCCTGTCTCCATTTATCAACTGCAGACCTAATCAGGAGGCTGGTCTGCTTGGAGTCAATAACATGTCTTTTGTCCTCAACGTCGATTCTCAATGCAAACGTCTTTTCTCGACTGCCAATTCTCAAGTAAATGGTGCTGGAAATGGTCTCTCCAGTTTTATTACCAGTATTACACTTGGAACAGCGACTCAGCCCAACGCATTCCAGAGCACCAAACTGCTATTTAATTTCTTGAGTCTCCAGCCTGAGCAATACTCGAAATTGAGCACTAAGAATGTTGTTCCGTACCTCGACTATCCTCGTTACCTAAGCATATCAAATAACAACACCGCAATTGACCCCGGTGCTTCTGTCACGCTAACATCTCAATCTATCCAACTGAACCAAATCCCTGACCTTATTCTGATCTCAGTCCGTGTACCAATGTCTACTCAGAACTGGGCTTATTCATCTTCTTTCCTAACAATAAACTCTATCAGTATCAACTTTAACAATGCGTCCGGTCTGATTTCAACTGCGACTCAGCAAGATTTGTACAACATGTCCTTTAGAAACGGCTCTCAACAATCATTTTATGAATTTCAAGGCGAGGCAGGTATCAACAACAATGCAACTGGCACCCAAGGAAAAGTCCCAACCATTGGCAGTCTTTTGGTCCTTAATCCTTCGCTTGATTTCAGTCTGCCATCTTATCTATCGGCATCTTCGCTCGGTCAATACCAGTTCCAGTTTAACATCAATGTTACCAACCAATTTCCTTTTGATATTACACCTGAAATCGTCACGATTACCATGAACAGTGGTTTATTCGCTCTGCAACAGGGTACAGCCCAGATTTTCACTGGTATTCTGACCAAACAGCAAGTGCTCCAGACTAAGGAACAGAATCCTGTCGCTCATTTAGAGAGTTCTGAATATCAGAGACTTGTTGGCGGCAAGGCTTCTAATTTAGGAATGGCGAACATTCTTAAGATGGTTCAAGAACGACCATTTATTAAGCAACTTAAGAGCATGGTCGGTGGTGTTACAAGTGGTGGAGTCATGAGCGGTGGTGTTACAAGTGGCGGAGTCATGAGCGGTGGCAAGAGAGCCTCGAAACTTGATAAATATCTGTCATAAATATTGTTTTTAAAATAAAAAATATATATTTGTATTATAAAAAAGATGCAAGAATATAACAATGGAATTTCTTCGACTTTAATGCGAAATGTTTATAAAGGAATCCTTAACGGTCAGCCTCAGCCAAACATGCTTGGTGGTAAACGTGCGAGACTTCATCCAAAGGCTGGTTTAACTCAATATGATTATCCCAGTACTTTAGCAGTCGGAACACGTGCAATTCATCAACCTAATTTACTCGGAGCAGGATTTTGGCAGGACTTTGGTAAGGGATTTAAACAAGGCTTGGTAGGTACAGCCCAAGTAGCCGCACCGATTGCAGGTGAACTTGCCAAGGAGGCTGCTTTAAGTTATATTAAGGGAGGCAAAAGAAAGGGTGGAAAATATTCCATTGGACATTTTTTTAATGATGCGAAAGATGTACTTGATCCGTTTGCAAAGCAAGTCGTTCCTGTAGCAACCAACGTGGCTTCGAGCGTGGCAAAAGACGCAATAAAGTCTTATTTGTCTGGTGGGGCTATGCTGAGCAATCAACCAAGCGAATTCCATAATACAGTTTATCCTCAGGCGTTGCAGTCGTATTATCCTGACGAATCCCATCTTTATGGAGGTGACTTAGTCCATTATTGGAAGTCCGTTAGAGATTTGGCAGCAGCCCAAGGCATTACTTTGGCAGCCGCAAGAAAACGAATCAAGGCAGTCAAATCGATGTATATACCTGAAGCACCCAAAAAGAGAGGTCCTAACAAGAGGACAAAATTGAAGAAACAGGCTGAAGCCGTAGAAATATTCAAGAGCGTAGTTGGGTCATCAAAAAAAAAGCGTAAGCCAAAAATGACTGCTGGGGCAATGTATGATTCGGATTCAGATAGCGATTCAGACGATGATACAATGGTTGGAGGTGACTTAGTCCATTATTGGAAGTCCGTTAGAGATTTGGCAGCAGCCCAAGGCATTACTTTGGCAGCCGCAAGAAAACTCATAAAGGCAAATAAATCGTTATATACACCAGAGGCAAGAAAACCACGTGGTGCTAAACAAACACCAATAAAGGGTGTAAGAAAGGCTATGTCAAAAGAAGCAATTTCAAAACTGTTAAGTTTACCACCCAAACCAAAACGAACTTCTAAAAAGAAGACGTCTGATGCAGATTTCGGTGTAGGACCAGAGGGTGTATCCGCAGGTTCAATGAGCGGTGGAAATTGGCTCGATGATGTTGTCAAGGTGTCAAAGGCGGCTGCGCCCTACGTAGTACCTCTCATGATGGCAGCAGGTAGAAAGCCAAAAAGAATGTCTTTGCCAACATCAGGACGTAAACGTGAAGTCGCCCGCGGGGACATCGTCGCAGCAGTCATGAGGCAGCAAGGTATAAGCCTCCCTCAAGCGAGTAAATACGTCAAGGACCAAGGGCTTTATTAATAACCTCGATTAAAAATAATATATTACCATAAAGTAAATGCCATTATTAGCAGATTACGGAAATCTTGGGGAGAACCCTGACAGTATATTTAGCGCTTCGAAACGCGTTGCATCGTATTCTTTAGACAATATTGCTCCTACAGGCAGCATGGACAGAGACTATATGAATGCTAAGAAATCGTCTGCTGACATTTCATTGAAATTTTTGGAGTTTAAAAATCTTGTATCAGAAATTTATCAGAATGCAGAACTGGTCAAGGAATTAGCCGCTCCAACAAATCCAGACGAAGAGTATGAATTTATTTACAAGATAAAATTTTTGCAAGGTGCACTCAATAAGGCGAATCTGTTTTTTAGGACATATATTAAGCCAAATGTAAGTGACCTCGACGGCAAGGAAATTAAAGAACTTGACGAAATCAGATCATCACTCATTTATTACCAAGATTTCATGCAAAATTGGGCTTATTTGTTTGTTACTATTGATTACGGTAACAATTCTTGGGCAATGTTATTAAAAACGATTTTTGAAATAATCGAGCAAATTACAATTGCTTTGAACTCATACAAACAAAATGAGCCAACTGGAATGCAAGGTGCAGGCCGCAATTTCTACGGCAAGAAAATAAACAATACTCGCGACATCCCCACTGTATATTCGCGCAGCATCAAAAATTGCCCAACAAAATATTTATTATAAAATATAAAATAAGAACATATAGCAATGTATGATTTATTTGAGACTCGGAGTATAAAAGATTATAGTGCGGCGGTACGCAACATTTTCAATTTGATGACCATTTCACGTACGTACAAAGTTGTCGGCTCAGCATCTTTTAAACATGCCAAATACGTTTCTGATTATGACCTGAATGATTATTTTAATTCAAGCGACAAGCATACCATTTTGCACTCAATATATTTATTTTTCAAAAAGAAATTTGCCGAAGCCGAGCAAGACCCTGACATATACATCTCGGATTTCAAGTGCGGAATGGACTCTGACGGCAAAGCCTTACGCTGGAATAAAGATGACATTAAGAATGGTTATAAAATCATGAAAGATGGTCGAAAAATTGCCTTCCAAGACTGCATATTAATGAAGACCACCATGAAGTTAGATGTCATTGCTCTTATCGACGGAATCTTCACCGAATTCTCGGACAATTATTTTATTAAAATCGGAAATGACGCCAACTTTTTCAAGGAAGATGCAGCCAAGTCGAGCATTCTCAACAGCATAAAGCATGACTTCGATGAGTACTTTTATGCCTCCCGCAATTATATGAAGGGGCTGAAACGGTGCTTTGCCTATTATAATATCGAGGGCAAAAACAAACAAAAGATGACGACCCTGTTCAATTTTTTTAACTCGGTCACTGGTCTTATTTATAAGCAACGCTCTGAAATAAATACCATTATTGCGTTGCTCGAACAGAAGTTTAGAACCCCTAATATTGCTGACATAAAGCATAATATTGGTTTGATATCCGAGAAATGTAAATTTATAAAAGACAAGACTTTAGAGAAATCTTTAGCGGACGCATATAACAGCAAGACACTCGAAGATATTGGTAATAAATTAGAGGATGTTAGTGTCGAACTTTTGAAGATAATAAATAAACAATGTTTGGAATTTGTAAAAAATAATAAATCTGTATTACTATATTAAACAAGCATGAATTTCGAATCAGAAGGTCAACCGTTTTGCATCATTAAAAATTCTCGTACTAAAAAAACTCCCATACTGAGTGTTGACGACAGCAAAAATGCAAAGGCTATTTTTAATGAACTTAAACTAACAGGTGCTGAAAAATTTCAACAGATTCCTGACACCAAAAAGGAGCGACAAATATTATACATTTGCGGTGCATCTGGAAGCGGCAAATCGTATTATACGAAAGAATATTGCGACCAATTTAAGAAGGCATTCCCCAAGAGACAAATCTATTTATTTTCATCAATCGCTGATGACTCCAGTATAGATAAGGTCAAGGATTTGAAACGAATTGCTCTGACACCTGCTTTGCTGCAAGATGACCTCAAGGCCGAGGATTTCAAAGATTCCTTGGTCATTTTTGACGATGTTGACTGCATTACTGATAAGCCCATGAAGATTAAAGTTGCCTCGATCTTGAATAGTATTCTTGAGACTGGTCGTCATTTCAATGTTTATTGCATTTATACTTCGCATCTGGCATGTTCTGGTAACGAGACCAAACGAATCTTGAATGAAGCCCATTCCATTACGTTCTTCCCTAAGAATAGCGGTGGCAGAGTGTTAAAATATTTGCTTGAAAGTTACCTTGGCTTTGATAAGGATCAGATTAAAAAGACTAAGAAGTTAAATAGTCGCTGGTGTACAGTAATAAAGTCGTTTCCGATGGTGGTCTTGAGCGAGCAGGAGGTTTATACTTTGAACAATGATGATTAAAGTGGTGGGGTATTGTCTGGATGACCAATAAGATAGTGAAGGTAATAGGGTACTTTGTATTGGTCCCAATCCCATGTCGTCTCATTAAATTCTCCCTGTTTTATGATCTGAATATTTTTAGAGTTTATTATATGCAGGACGTCTATTCCTTCGATTCTGAATCCGCGTTGCATTACTTGAATCATTGAGCGATATCGTTGAGTCTCGTCATAAATACATTCGGCAGCCCATTGTCGAGATGCAGAGTAATAAATATGGTCTGAGAGGTTTTCGAGGCTGTCAAATTTCCTTATAGTTACGATGTCAGAAGTCTTGAACTTGATCATAAATTTACTGTACTGGTGGGTATGGTTTATCCCATCCAATTTATATTTATCGAAAAATAGAAGTTTCGCTGTCTTGACATAAGATAAGTCCCACTCGGTTTCATCTGGGAGGTTCAACTTGAATCTGAAGAGTTCTGGAAGTGCCATGATGAAGTTGTCTTTGGCTGTTCGATCCGCTGCAAATTCGTAAATCATGTCTTGAAGTGCTTGAGGGAGGATCTGGATTCTTGTCTTGTTAGCAGTCTTGATAATTTCAACCGACTCGGCTGGTTTCTGGATGTAGTCATGTTCGCAAAGTCTTACTGGTGACACGTAGCCTTCCATGAGTTTCTCGTGCTTCTTGGTCTTCATATGGACTTTGAGCCCCTTCTTGGCAATCATGCAGCCGCATACGCATCTCACTTTTCCGTCGCAGATTAGAGTTTGATCTTGGATTGATGACATTTTCTCTTTACTTTTTCTATACTACCTACTAAAGAGAAGTCTTTAAGCCCTTTTTGCCGAACAAGTTTGGAGACTATTTGAATTTGGGTAAGTTAAACTTTCCCTTGATTATTTGTTTCAGCAATATTTGTTTTTTCAGATCTGTCGGATCTAATTCTGATGCTGTTAGCGGTGTCTTTTTGTTGACTCTTTTAGTTGGTCTGTAAACAGGATATTCGGCATTACCTACGTCAGTCCACCGTTCCTTGAACCATCGTTTTAGATTTTTCTCAGCGCCATCAGGCGAATAAGTACCGCCATATTGTTTATAAGTCTTGACTATAAAGCCGCTCTTGTAGGCTGACGGTTTGGAGTAAATTGTATCTGCATATTTTTTGACTAATTCGTAAAGGGTTGGGTCATCAATTTTTGGCATTTTATTATATATTTATATTTTTTTATTCATCAAAAAATGGCTCTTCATCTTCTTCAAGTTGGAAGACATATCTGTAATAAGGCTCGTCCGCTTCGTGTAGGATTTTCATGAGGGGTATTTTTTTGGGAAAATCGAACATATGCCCTAATTTTGTTCGCTTTTTAATTGCTCCAAGATATTTCTTCATGGCTGTACCCATTTCAGTAATGGTGAAGTTTGGCGACATGAAATTCTTACGAGCATACTCAACAGCCATTTTATGTAACGTCGTTGAAGAAATTCTCTGCTCGATAAACGTCATGGGTTCTTTGTAGAGCATTGCAATAAATGGTTTGCGGTCTTCGAAAATCAACTCTTTTTTGTACTGAGTTACAGGTGCAGCCTGACCTTGACCAATTCTGTACCGAGGAATATTTTCGATGTCTATTTGCTCATAAGTTTTGAAGAATTCGAACAATTGCTGGACTTTTATCGGATCATTTATTTCTTCATAGAACGCAATGGAATCCTCACTCGATAGACGCTCTTCAACGCAGCGAATAAAGTTGAGTCTGCGGTCTGTCTCGTCTGTCTTGAAGCAATGTTCATTATTGGTCGTAAACATGTAGTTGGACTGATCATTGACGGTTATCGCGTCAACACCCTTTTTCTCCAGACTGCACTCAGTTCTGGTAACGACATTTTTCAAGAAATCTGTCATTTCTTTGGCTTTGCTGCAGACCTCATCTCCATAGATAAAGATCTTGTTGCATAAGTGCGCGTTGAAGTCTTTGGTGATGTCTTTGATTGACTGCAGTTGACCAGTGTATTTCTTGCCGATTATGGCTTTGATTCCGTCAACTAAGCAATTTTTGCCAACTCCGCCAAGTTTGGAATACAGTACCATGGCGATTCCGCTCTTTTCCCACGGTCGCTGAATCATATGAGCAATCCAGCACTTGAAGAATTCATAAATCTCTGGCTCTTGGCAGTGCTTGAAGAGTAGCCTCATGAAATGGCTCTCGGTTTCTTGGATGGCTGTCTGTCCTTTATCGTTGCTGAAGCCTGTAAATAGATTGTAATTTTTTGGGTTAAATTTGGACGGATTTGTTTCGAAGACCATCTTCGTATAAACTCGGTGATCAACATCGTCGTGCCAAAAGTTGACAAAGGGTAATCGCTTCCCACCCATTTTAATATCTGGGAAATCTCGGTTACCTCTGCAATAAAAATCAAGTTGTTTTTCTTTATAAAACCATATTTCGCCTGAGTCTTCAGACGCGTCAATGTTCACGTAGCGGAGTGGTGCTTCAAGTTTAAAGATTTTCTGCTCTAAGACTGCTTTGGCTTTCTTGTACTTTGTCGTCTGTCTTATCTCGTCAGGATCCATTATCAAACCAAGTTCCTCTTGGTCGTCAAGGTATTTCTGAGCCTGAGGGTTGACCAAACTGATATTGTATTTGGCGACAAATTCTGCATGTTTTTGCGGATCAGATTCCTTAGCAAGTTTATGCAGGTAAAAGATTTCCTTGTCACCCTTAGAATTCTCCCAAAAGTTAAGTTTTTCTTTATCCAAGTTAAGACCATTATTCTTGCAAAAAAGTAGCCAGTCGCCTTCAACCAAACCGTTGGCTTTCATCGCGTCGCAAATGCATTGCCATCTATTTCGTCCATCTTTTTTGCTGCATGTTATAAGGCTCATCAGTTCACGTGTCTGATCAACATCGTTACTGTAAGAATAAACCTCGGTTTCGGTGGATGAAATTGACAAATCTACAACGGCTGACTTTATTTTTTTGTTTGAGATTTTAACATCATTTAAGGTTTGCATGACATATTTACTGATGTCAAAATTTAGATTTGTTTGTCCAATGTTGAAGATTTCAGTTCCGATCGGAAGGTAAGACCATTGTCCGTCCAATAGTTCAACATCTTGCGGAATATCACTTTCAACATCATTGATGAGTTTTGGGTTGCGTTTTGATGCTGATTTGAAGTCTGAAGTGAAGATGATATGAGCACCAAATGATTTAGTTGCCGATTTGTAATAAGGGTGGGTCTTGAATAAGTCTAAGTAGTCTTGGTGATATTTTGGGCAGTCAAGGTCAATATGTTTCAGCGTGTCGGTCTTCATTGCAATATGGGTGAATTGTTTGCTCCAAACTGGATCGAGCATGAGTTCCTGCCTTGCCAAAATCTGGTCTGGGGTGAACCTGTCCCAGTCACTTTGAGTGGGCATAAAGTCGTCGTACGATTCGCCTGTCTTTTTGCTTTTCTTTTGGCCTTGGAAGTATAACGGATGACCTTCGTAAATTGATTTGCCGTCTTCATCGCGTCCTTTCCAGATCCTAATTGATTTGAGGTCCTTTGCCATCTTGATTTCGCCGTGCTCGATTTTGTCCGTTGGCTTAACCTCGAGTTTGATCGGAAACCAATGAGTCTCGACACCATGTTGGCTATGAAACGACTTCATGGTGGTGTAAAAATCGGTCATCTTCTTTTGGTTAATGCTAATTTTGATTTGTTTGGACATTCTTTTTTGTATGATATGATAAAAGTTTTCTCTTTAAGTTTCTTTTTACTTATTTTTTCGAATAAGTTGGTAGACCTTAGGGCCTAAAACTTTTTCTGAGATCTATGCACTCCATACACCGTAACACTACATTTTTCAAAATGAGACCATTTGCATAAGGATTCCGTCTCCGCGAAGTTTTTATTATGGTCTTATTATACACTTTATTTTAAAAGGTGTATAGATGTATAGTATGTATACAAAAAAATGGAATTAGTTTCAAAAATAAAAAATAATAAAAACTGAATTATATAAAAGGATTTGAAAAATATTTTTGGAAGTGACTACATCCTTTTTTTCAGACGATAAAAACAAAAAAACGAACCGATCAACGGCGGAGACTTATGCAGAATGGTCAGGGGTGAAAGGCGCACCAGAAAAATCTTGTAAAAATAGCAAGCCATGCACCAGATTAAGGCATTTTACAAACTTTTTCCATAAAAATAAGTTAAAGGAATAATATTATAATTATACATAATAAATACCATGTCTGAAATTGATACCGAAGCCGCTATCCGTTACTATAAGAATCATTTGAAGACGGTCTCTGAATATCAGAAGCGTAATCCTGAGAAAATGCGTGAGAAGAATAACGCTTGGAATGCTAAAATTAAAGAGACTGATCCAGCAAAATATCAATCAATTTTGGACAAGAAAAGAGACTATTATTTGAATGTCCGCAAACCCAAGTTGGATGCTGCACGGAAACTTGCCAAGGCTCAGCCTGAACATGTCAACGAGATCATCTTACCAGAGCAGCAGACGGCTTAGGTTGTTAGCCGAATAAATATTATCTCTCCAATCACCCTTTATGCCTTGACTACGTCTTAGATAATTTTGACGTCTATCTTGGTCTTTATGTTTAGTAAAATCCTCATAATACATCTGTCCAAAATGAATCCATTTCCTTTTGATTGGATCATGTATCATGTATTTCTTTGAAGGCAATGTACTCCTGTATATGGTCGTCCTGTAAAATTTCGTTGCTCGATTTTGGACAATTCTTGGGTCACTGTAATCCCATATGTCATCAGTCTGGGGAAACTCATCATCGAAATCATACGGCATTTATTTATATATTTAGAATATTTTCTAAACAAATTCATACTCTACCTCATCACCTTCGTCGTCTTGCATTGTTAACCACGCTAAAAATTCATTGCCTTTCATGTCAGTTACGATCATAAAGCAGTTACCAGCAACATCTGAATAAATCATTTATTTATATTTTATTGTAACATTATAATAAAATGACTCAATTTGTAAGACATAATAATAAAATCTTTGGTGGTGCTGTATCGGCTAAAGACTTGCAATCATTTATAGAACAATCTTACAAAGATGAACCCTCACCTGTCATCGGCGATTTCATAATTGATTCAGACCTCTCAACACCAACAACCAAGGTTTATTCTAATCCTGAGACAAGGCAAACCATTGTCGCTCACCGTGGGACGAAAGGCACTTGGGATTGGTTTAACAATGCGGCCTATCTTACTGGCGCATACGAATATACTGACCGATTCAAGCAGGGAAGAGACACCCAGAACAAAGCCGAGAGCAAATATGGTAAGGAAAATATCTCAACCATTGGGCATAGCCAAGGTGCGGTTTTGAGCCGAAAATTAGGTCAAGATACAAAGGAAATAATCAACGTCAATCCAGCATGGGTGGGCGAAGCCCCAAGTTCCAACGAGTACAATATTAGATCATCATTTGACCCAGTATCAGCCTTATTTATGCCTTATGCTGCAGTTCAAAGTTATTTAAATCCCAAGTTCACCCAGACGCATAACATTACAATTCCGTCCAAATCTTATTTTGATCCAAGAGCAGAACATAAAGCCAAGATTCTCGAGAGGATTGATCCAAAAACGATGATTGGCTCAGGTCATGATGACCAGCCGATTGATTTTGAAGACATTGAATGGGGCTCACTAACAAAAACTTTTAAAAATTTCAAAGCCAAAAATGGTTACCCTACAACCTTGCACGATTTTGCCATGCTGGTCACTGCCAATCCTGACAATTTCCGAAAAAAGACTCTTCACCGAGCGAGGTTTTATTTGAATGTATTGATCAGACCCTCCAAACTTATTCGGTAAAAGTAACTTAAAGAAATAACTGTAGTAGGTGTATACAATAAGTTAAGAGAATGTCGACTGATCAAGAAATTATCCTATGCGATGGTAAACTGCCCAAGATGCTTTGCGCGTGCGGTCGGTCTGTAACAAGAAAAAACATCTCAACTCACCGCAAAACTCCAATCCATAAAAAACTCATGCAGCAATACATCTCTGGACTCGACAACCGTCGTCTCGATCCAACAGAAGAAATGCCAGTCAATGCTCTTGAAGTTGCTAAAGTCGTAAACAAATCTAAAATTAGATTTCTCCCGCAACCGATTCAAGACCATATTTATGAATATGCTGCTGATATGACTGCCAAAAATCAGTTTGTCAAGGCCATGCCGCAACTGTTTCAATACAGTAGCCAACCATCGTTACAAAAAGAAATGAAATTCAAATTTTCAAAGAGACATTTTCAGGTGATGCATCCTGAAGGATTCCAGTTTGCGGTGACGCCAATAAACGGTCTTGAAGCGTTGTCGGATCACGTCTATAAATATGCGAGACGATGGTGGGCTCATAGAACCGAGTATGATGTCAATGACAAGTTGGGGTCACTTCTTCGAATATTAAGAAGTTCTTATGATCTACCTACAGTTGATACTCTGCATATAATAACGGCTCAAACGTTTCAGTTGATACATTTCATAGGTGATTTTGATGATGAAGAAGACAATATCCCACGTAGCATCGTCCCGTTCCACTTGAGATATTTGGTATCTGTAAATTATTAGATTTTAAATCCGATAAAAATAAAAAATATTTAGATAGTACAAATGCTAAGTGAAGTTTTTTATACATTCTTAATTACGTCAATAGTTGGTTGTTTTTTAGCAGTTGCGAAGATGTTATATCGCAGCAAATGTAGGTCTTTTAAAATATGGGGGGTTGAAATCGTTAGGGAAGTTGAACTCGAGGAACGTGTTGATGAATTAGAGATACAGCGTAGTAGCGCTATTGGAAATAATACACTCGAATCTTCCAAATAAATCATCTTTATTTATTCTCAACATTTTAAACAAATTTGGAGACGGAAGTATAATTGGACGCAACTCCATTCGACAGCAAAGTCCGTACTGTCATGATTGCAGTGTCACCATTATTCATAACAATCGGAGCAGCATAATCAGTTTTATTAAGACCAGTCAATACGTTACTTATAGTGAAAACTGAGCCGCTGACATTATAAATTGAGCATGTATAAACCCCATTGGTTCGGCGGTTAGAGCATGTTAGCCCTGTAATATTTGAATTCATTGAGACTTGGAATTGTCTGCTGCTGCTCTCGTTACAGCCTAAAGTTAGGATACCAGCCGCAAGAGTGCCATTTACAGTTGAGCCGCTCAATTGAAGACCGGCAACAAATAAAAGATTGGTGCTTGGGTTATAGGTCAGGGTTGCCGAATCAAACGCTGGATCATAATATCCACTTAAGCCGCCACTTTGAACGAAAGTCAAATAATATGTTGAAGCAGTAGTTGGCTGGTCAGTATGGTAAACTTTGCCTTGATAGCCGACAGTTGAAGTTATTCGAGCATTTGAAGTCACGCTGTAACCTGCTCCACCCGTATTTAATGCGATGTCACCCTCAGGGGCTGATAAAGTAATGCCAGAAAAACCTGCATCTCCGTTTCCAGCCGTTAACAGTAAGCCCCCTCCTGCAGACGATAAACTCAAGTCTCCAGTTGTTGGGTTTAAAGATATCAAACTGCCAAAAGTTCCTGTTGTAGTCAAATTGAGAGTGCTCGAAGATGATAATGATGTTGATGTCAAATTACTCGTTACGACTCCGTTGCTGATAACGAGTCCAGTTGTACTCATGTTGCATTGAGTTCCGCCGAAAGTATATATATATCCGTTGGGCTCTACAGTATTGTTTCTATACATATTCAAATTATTAGTAAAACAAAATAGACTCATAACATCACCACCTGATGAACCTGCTGAAAAATCAGCATTACTATTAATTGATGCACCATTGTATATAGTATCAGCACCAGAACCACTTAAAGTGATAGTCTGTCCGCTAATGCCAATTGAACCAGCATTTAGAACATCTTCTAACGGTGGCGTAGGTGGAAATGGCGGCAAATTGTTGAGCAAGTACTCCAGATATGTCAGCCGTTGATTCAAATTATATTGCGATCCGAAACTCATCTTTATTCTAAAACAACATATTTATTTTTTAATTGTTTAGGAAAAAATAAAATAAAATCTATAAAGTAAAAATACAAATGTCAGATATCTTTGAAAAGTTGAAATCCAAGGGAATCAGCGAGAGCAGTCTCAAACTATACATGAACAACCTCAAACGCTTAAATGCAGGTAACGAGATAAAAACCCTGACCTTTCTCAAGGATTTTGATTCAATAATTTCAAAGTTGGAGCACTACAAACCGAACACCAGACGTTCTTATTTAATAAGTGTAGTAAGTCTACTTAAAGAAGAACCCAAGATGAAGAAACTTTATGACCGCTACTACGAACTTATGATGCAGTATAATAAGGAACTCGCAGTGAACAACACCAAATCGGAGACGCAAGAAGCCAATTGGATCGACCAAGACGAAGTCTTAAAGGTTTATGAAGATTTGGCCGCAGTCGCCGTACCCCTCCTCGAGAAGAAAAAGGTAAATGAGAAAGAATATGGTAGCCTCCTTGATTGGGTAGTTCTATCATTATACTGCCTACAGCCACCGAGACGAAATGCAGATTACCAACTTTGCTTAGCAGTTAAAAAATATGACAGCGAAAATGCAGACAAAAAATTTAATTACCTCGATACAACCAACTGGAAATTTTACATGAATAATTACAAGACGGCTGGGACATACAAGACTCAGATTATTGACGTCAATGATGCACTCAAAATAGTCCTACAGGCTTATTTAACCAAAGTCTCGCCGCTACGAGCAGAATTCAAGAAGAAGCCTTATCAAGTACCTCTGCTCGTTGATTATGAAGGCAAACCATTTGAGAGCAATAACGCCATTACACGCATCTTAAATCGGATTTTTGGGAAACGTATTGGAGTCAGCATGTTAAGAAACATTTACCTTACAAATAAATATGGGGCGAAAGTTGAGCAATTGAATGAAGATGCGGCTGCCATGGGAACGTCAAGCAATGTTATTAAAGATCAGTACGTCAAGTTGGACGCAAAATAAGTTTATTGAATCCAATCGCAAACGATAATGTCAGACGGCTTACCAGTATCCTCCGAAATTTGTTCGATTTTGTCAATAAAATCCTCAAGAGAATAACCTAATTGATTCATTGCTATGAAGGCAATTGTCCACCTGCCGCATGTATCTACGTCATCACTTAATTGTTGCAATTTTTTTTTGTTATATATTACGGTTTCCGATGGGTCAGCCGTTTTAAAGAGTCTGGTTAACTGATGCTCCGTTTCGCCAAGCATTCGCCTAACTTCGGTCGGAATAAATCTTAACTCCCCATCAGGCTTTATTCCGTAACTATCAAACCAGATAATGGTCTTGCCATCTCTAACGATACAGCACCAATGCCCTTGGTTTCGTTTGCTCTCGGTTAAAATGATTCGATAATCTTTTTTATCAGGCAACAACTCTGCTAAATTATTGTAGTTTGCCAACTCGGAATATTTCAAGATTTTAGCCTTTGAGCCGCCAATATAATGCTCCATATCGTCATCGCTGAGCATGGTTGACAACAGCCGCTTATACTTGGCAATCAGATTTCGTTTAGCACCATTAGACATTTATTCGATTTAACATAAACCAACATTAAATTTTATTAGATTTAAAAATAGCATTTAAAAGATTTCATTTCTGGACATACATAAAAGAATGGTTTATAAAGAGGTATGGCATACATTTGGCAAGACTCAAGAAGCGAAAATATTACCATTTTTGCGAGAGCATTTTGGACGTGAAATACAGACGCAAGAGGACCGATTTTCAAAGCATGATTTTTACGACGACCAGTTCAATTACGAGTTGAAGTCAAGGCATGTTAAGAGCACGACTTACCGCGACACTTTAATTGCCACCAATAAGATTCAAGGAGAAAAGGAACTTATACTGGTATTTAATTTTAGAGATTGTTTAGCGTACATCTTGTATGATAAGGAACGATTTGACGGCTATACTCAGCAATACATCAATGGGGACCATAAACTCCATTACATGGTTCCTGTCGAACATTTAGAAATAATTAAGAATTGGGAATAAAAATAATATATACCAATAATAAATGTCGTACGCTTCATCGACAACCCATCCAGCCTCTAACCCCGACGCATTTATTCAAGGTCAAAATACAGTCGGAACAAATTTTACTAAAACAGCAGTTGGTGCTGCCACCTTAGTAACAACCACTCCCTACACCACCGTTTTATCTTTATCAGCAGGAGTCTGGGCTATAACCCCAAGTTATAATTTTGCTTCCAATGATGATGCAACTCTATTAACGGCCGCAGAAATAAAAGTATCAAATGCATCAGCCACTCCATATACGCTGTCAACGTATTATAATATAATCCTTGCAGATGGCAATATCTCAAATTTGGCTATAACTCAAATAGTTAATGTAGTCGATTATGAAGTAAACCCTGTAAATGTCGTATACACGGCAGTATTTTCTGGGGCTACTACTGCACCAAGTCTAAGCGGCGTAGTAAATTGTATTAGAATCGCATAAAAAATAATATCAACTAATAATAAAATGTCTTATTCATCTTCAACAATCAATGCAACAAATCCTTTAAGTCCATTATCCGAAGGTCAACAATTAGTTGGTGCAACTGTTCAAAAAATCGTTGAAGGAACACCATTTACACTTGCTTCAGGTGACGATGAAATTGTAAATCTTAATTTGACATCAGGGACATGGTCTATAGTACCGATTTTTCAGGTGACTCAACAAGATGCTGTCACTGAATTTACTTCGACCAATTTGTCAATCAGTTTTACAGGCGCGACAGTCCCATTCGTCTCCCCAGTGTATTATAACAATATTAATTTTGGTGACGGAGGAGTAATTTCTGTTTGCACCACTGCAATTTTGACCATCCCCAACAATACAACTTTTAATCCTGTTATCGTGACGCTAACAATCGAGTACGAAAATGATACAACAGCACCTGAAGTAACGTTTGGTGCTGTAACTTGCACGAGACTCGCATAAAAAATAATATTGCTAATAAATAAATGTCATTATCGTCGTCGAGATACAATACATATGTTTATGTAAATGACTTGCCAGTAACCCCTCCAATTGGGTTTAGTATTACAAAAAACATGACCACTCCGACCCCAATCGGTGGCGGCACCCCAGTCCAATTTTACGCTCCTTTGGTAGGAGGCATATGGGCTGTAACGTGCAATTTTGTTGTAACCGTAAATGATGCCACTACTGTCTTCCAAAATACTGCTACACGTATAAGCATTGAAGGGTCGCTAACTCCATATTTAAATACGACAACTTTCGCAGGGTTCAGCCCTGCTACTTTAGAAGATACTATAATTAGCACGTCGACAATTTTAGAAATAACTGAACCAAATCAACAATGCGAATTGGAATTTGTACTGCAGTTTTCAGGCAACACCGAATCAGTCGACTTGACTTATTACATTTCATTTGTAAAACTTGGCTAAAAATATTATCTCGCGCAATAATAAATGTCTTATTCTTCGGCGTACTCGGTCAATTACCAGACAACTCCGTCATATACAAATGGCTTTCTTCTACCAAGATTAACAAACTCATCTACAAGCGTTAATATTTCATCAAACGAAGGTGCATTGACGAGTGGAGACGATTTTTTAGCCAAGTCGATTCAACTTAATACTGGGATTTACCTGTTAAGATTTGTAGGAGCAATAACTGCATCAGCCAATACTGTATTAATTAGCAGTGCTACTGCAACTATAACTCCAGCAGCAGGTCTTGTTGTCGGTTCTAAAATATCTATAATTACACCACCAAGCGGAGGATTTGTTGCCTCAGCCGGAACTCCATATTATTTTACTTTAACCGATAACGTGTCTTATGTTGTAGGCGACCAAAATGACCCAACTACTTTTACGTTAAACGTTACATGGTCTGGTGCTGGAACAGTTACATGTTCTGAAATGGACTGTTCATATACAAAAATTACATAAAATTATTATCTCGCCAATAAATAAATGTCATTCTCCTCAGCATCATTATCGAATCCAATTGGTGAAAATTATATCCCGGGAACCCCAGTGTTTGGTATTGTCAACCAATTTATATCTCCAACTATAACTTTAACATCAAGTGGTGCTATAGTACCAGCCCAACAATACCAATTTAACATAGGAAGCGGCATGTGGCTTATTGAACTTAACATTACAATTAATACAAATGCCACTGTCGATTTTACAGGCTACCCATTTTATATAAGACTGTCTGATTCACTTGGTATAGATGTTTATCAGCAAACCGCAAATTTAGGCGGTACTTTTACAGGAAATCCAACATTAACTCAGAATCTAATGACATTTGACGTAGCATTTCCGGCAACACCTTATACGGTTACTTCAAATCAACCATATACGGTTAGTGTATATGGCCAGTACGCTGGTGCTGACCCAAATGTTCAGATTAAAGTATATTGCTATAAATTATGTTAAATTATAATCTGCAAGAAATCTAACTCCGACCTAAATAGCCATAAAAGCCCATAAAATAGCCCTAAATTAGCCCTAAATAGCCCTATTTTAACCTAAA